CACTAATTCTGACCTACAGCAGATTAAAAAGATTTTAGATAAAGGCGGTGCAAGATGAATGAAATCACTATTGACTGGCAACCATCAGACATGGTTGAAGTCGTTCTCAATGAACCAGATGATTTTCTTAAGGTGAGAGAGACACTGACACGCATTGGTGTTGCATCACGAAAGGATCGTAAACTGTATCAATCTTGTCACATTCTGCACAAGCAAGGCAAGTATTATATTGTCCACTTCAAAGAACTCTTTGCACTGGACGGCAAGAACACTAACCTATCTTTAAATGATGTCCAACGACGCAATCGCATCTCTAAACTTCTTTCTGATTGGGGTCTTATTTCTATTGTTAATGAGTTTCAGATCGAAGACGTTGCACCCCTCAACCAAATTAAAGTTCTCTCCTATAAGGATAAAGGAGAATGGACACTTGAATCAAAATACAACATTGGTCGCAAGAAAGTAGAGACAACCGAATAAATAAACACGAGACCTTTCGTGCGGTCTCTACGAAAGTCGGAACACCCTACAAACCGTTACGGTTACTACTGTAGCGGTTTTTTTGTGTCTTGATTAAATAATAATGGATGCCTTCGGGGTCCATACAAAACAACTCTCGCTTAAATAAAGGAGAACTACCAATGACAAATACTTGGGATATCTACTTACCCCACGCTGTAGGTCTGAGTGATATGTTTCATCGATTGGATTCTATGTCCAGTCACAACACGAACTATCCTCCGTATAACCTAATCAAACATGACTCCAGTAATTACGAAATTCAAATCGCTCTCGCAGGATTTAAAAGAGAGGAGATTGAAGTATCTACTGAATCAAACATTCTCAAAGTTGCCTCAAAGACTTCAGGCACAGATCCTAAAGTTGAATACTTACACAAAGGAGTGTCACGAAGATCATTTGTATTCACTAAGCAACTCAGTGACGATGTTAGAGTTGTGGACGTAGCATTTGAAGACGGTCTGTTGATCATTAGTTTAGAAAAAATTATTCCAGACCACATGAAACGAACCACATACGAAGTCAAATAAATATCTGGCACAGGGGGGCGTTGCCCCCCTTCGCATTTTGTGTTATACTACTAGAAACCAATTCGATACCTATGGCTGAACAAATTATTGTTTTCAAGAATGGCGAGCGTGTTATCACTGAACTGAAGGAAGTTTTTGAAGGTGAAGGCGATGAGCGTCGTGGAGTCTGTCTCCTGATGAGTCACCCTTACATTCTGGAACTGGTCAGTGCTGACGGCACTCAGGACCGTCATGACCTCCAGGTCAAGTTTAGTAAGTGGTGCCCCTACTCTATTGACTTTGAGTTCCGAGTCCCTTACGATACTGTCCTTGCTATTGGTGAACCAGACCAAGGTCTTGCTGGAGCATACCGTGCTAAGGTCAACGTGATCACAGCAACAGAACCCGATCAAGTCCCCGAGTGGCAGGAAGGAGCAGACAATCCTAACACCGCTGCACAGCAAGCAGACATCGCCGCTGCTACACAAGGATACACTGTAGAAGGCAACGGAGCACCCGTAGACACTTCTGTCCCAACAGCATGATCAAACTCCTCAAGTTTGATGGGCATTGGCTCATAGCAGAGGTTGAAGAGATTCCTGGGACTGAGTTGGGTGACCCCGACTGTGTGCTAAAATATGCCTGTGAGGTGAACGAGGATGGGGCAGTGCCCTTTCCTCCCTACAGCGATGACACCGAGTTGGTAGTGCGTTCAGAAAATATCACGATCATTTCTGAACCATCTTCCATGTTCTCGGCACTATACTATGACTTGAAAGACAAACGAAGCGAATGAAGTTTTACACCAGTGTTCAGCAAGCAGGGAACAGTATTCAGATTCGTGGATACCAGAATGGAGTGCAGTTCAGTGACAAGGTAAAGTTCAACCCTACACTGTATCTGCCCACCCAACAACCTTCACGCTGGAAGACTCTGGATGGAAAGAACGTTCGCCCTGTGAAGCAGGGAACTATTCGTGATGCGAAGCAGTTCGTTGAAGAACACAAAGACATCCCTGACTTCGAGATCTGTGGTCAAACTCGTTATCTGAATCAATACATTGCAGAAGAATATCCTGCAGATCAGATTGAGTTTGACTCTAGTCAGATCCGTGTGTTTACGCTTGACATTGAGACAGCAGCAGAGAACGGGTTCCCTGATATCGAGACTGCTGACCAGGAGATTCTTCTTATCTCCTTGAAAGATAGTCACACAGGACGCATCCAGGTGTTCGGACGTTATGCGTTTGACAACACCCACAAGGATGTGGACTACATGCACTTCAGCACTGAGGTTGGCATGTTGCAGGCATTCATCCATTACTGGATGAGTAACTATCCTGATGTGATCACTGGATGGAATGTCCAGTTGTTCGATATGACATACATCAGCAAGCGTATTGAACGTGTCATTGGTGAGCGTGAAGCAAAGTTGCTGTCACCTTGGAAGACCACATTCTGTCGTGACATCTATATCAAGGGACGTAAGCAGATTGCTTATGACATCTCTGGTATTGCTACGCTTGACTATCTCGAACTGTATCGTAAGTTCACCTACACCAACCAAGCATCTTATCGTCTGGACCACATCGCAAGTGTGGAACTTGGCACTAAGAAACTTGACCACAGTGAGTATGATACCTTCAAAGAGTTCTACACTAAGGACTGGCAGAAGTTTGTAGAATACAACATCATTGACGTTCGCCTGGTTGACCAGTTGGATGACAAGATGAAACTACTTGAACTTGCATTCACCATGGCATATGATGCTAAGGTGAACTTTGAAGATGTCTTCTCGCAGGTCCGTATGTGGGACAACTACATATATGTCGAACTACTGAAGCGTAAAATTGCCATCCCTCCCAAGAAAGAAGCAAGGAAAGATGCCAAATATGCAGGAGCATACGTTAAGGAACCTAAGCCAGGATTTTATGACTGGGTTGTCAGTTTTGACCTTAACAGTCTATACCCTCACCTTATCATGCAGTATAATCTCTCACCAGAGACCCTGCTCCCAAACAGACACCCTACAGCAACTGTGGACAAGTTGCTTGAGAAAGAGATAGACACATCTGATCTCAGCAAATGTCTCGCTGCTAACGGAACGCTCTACAAGAACGAGGAGCAAGGGTTCCTGCCTATGATGATGCAGAAGATGTATGATGAACGAGTCATCTTCAAGAAGCGTATGCTCAAGGCGAAGCAACAATACGAAGAGACTCCCACGATTGAGTTGAAGAAAGAGATTGCTCGCTGTAACAACATTCAGATGGCAAAGAAGATCTCCCTCAACTCTGCTTATGGTGCTATCGGCAACGAACACTTCCGATACTTCCGACTAGAGATTGCTGAGGCGATCACGCTATCTGGTCAACTCTCGATCCGATGGATTGAGAACAAGATGAATGATAAACTAAACAAGATTCTGAAGACTGACAATGTTGATTACGTTATTGCTTCTGACACTGACTCTATCTACCTTAACCTGGGTCCTCTGGTTGAAACTGTATACGCGACACGAGAGAAGACTGATGAAGGAATTGTCGCGTTCCTTGATAAGGTGTGTCAAGTGGAACTTGAAAAGTATATTGAAAGTTCTTACCAAGAGCTCGCCCTTTACATGAACGCATACAAGCAGAAGATGGTCATGAAGCGAGAGAACATCGCTAACCGTGGCATCTGGACTGCGAAGAAGCGTTACATCTTGAACGTGTGGAACAGTGAAGGTGTGCAATACAAAGAACCCAAGATGAAGATCATGGGTCTTGAGACTGCTCGCTCATCCACACCACAATACTATCGAGACAAATTGCTTGAGGCATTCAAGATCATCCTAACCAAGACAAATGATGACCTGATTGATTACATTGAGTTCGTCAAGCAAGACACTCGTAAACAAGACTATGTAAACATTGCCTTCCCCCGTGGATGTAATGGTCTGGAGAAATACAAAGACAACCATGACATCTACAAGAAAGGCACCCCCATCCATGTGAGAGGATCCTTACTTTACAACTGGCACGTTCGCAAGAACAAGATAACTAATAAGTATCCCATCATTCAGGAGGGGGAGAAGATCAAGTTTATCTACTTGAAGTCTCCCAACCCACTTCAAGAGAACTGTGTTTCTTTCTTTAGTGACATTCCTAAAGAGTTCAATGTTGACAGATACATTGACTATCAAAAGCAATTTGAGAAGTCCTTCTTGGAACCGCTCAAGAACGTGCTAGAATGTATCGGTTGGAATCATGAGAAGAAAGTTTCTCTACTAAGTTTTTTCTGAGGTAACTATGGGATTTTTAGACAGTGTAGTCAAGGACAGCAAGAATGAGTTTGCTAGTTTTGCTAGTGAAGGGATCGCTGCTGGCGATGTTGAATCTTTCGTTGATACTGGGAGTTATATCTTTAACGCCCTGGTGTCTGGTTCGATTTACGGAGGCATTCCTTCCAATAAGATTACTGCCCTGGCAGGAGAGAGCGGCACGGGCAAGACTTTCTTTTGTCTCAGCGTGGTTCGTAATTTCCTTGATCTTGATCCTGACGCTGGAGTCATTTATTTTGAAACTGAGTCTGCCATTAGTAAGCAGATGATTGAGAGTCGTGGCATCGATTCTAGTCGCATGGTCATTATGCCTGTCAACACGATCGAAGAGTTCAGAACTACGTCGATCCGAATTGTTGACAAATATATGGAACAGCACAAAGACGAACGCAAACCCCTGATGTTTGTGCTAGACTCTCTTGGTATGCTTGCTACCAATAAAGAGGTTGAGGACGCATCGAACGACAAAAACGTTCGAGATATGACAAAGGCACAACTGGTCAAATCTGTGTTCCGCATCTTGACATTGAAGATCGGCAAGGCTAACATACCTATGATCGTTACCAATCACACCTATGATGTCGTCGGCGCTTACGTTCCTACAAAAGAAATGGGAGGAGGAAGTGGTCTCAAGTATTCCGCCTCTACAATCGTTTATCTTGGAAAGAAAAAAGAAAAAGATGGAACGACTCTCGTCGGAAACATTATCAAATGCGAGGCTAAGAAGTCTCGTCTGACCCGAGAAGGATCGAAGGTAGAGACCCGTCTCTTCTTTGATGAGCGTGGTCTGGAACGCTACTATGGTATGCTAGAGTTGGGAGAACGTGCTGGTCTGTGGGCGAATCGTGCTGGTCGTTATGAAATCGATGGTAAGAAAATCTATGGTAAACAGATCCTCGCCAACCCAGACGAATACTTTACCCCCGAAGTCCTAGACGTTCTGGACAAGCAAGCACAAAAAGAATTTTTATACGGAGCAGCAGACGATGACAGAGAAGATTGAAACTACTATTCTTAGAAACCTTCTCCATAGTGAAGAGTTCTATCGTAAAGTAGTTCCTTTTCTCAAGACAGAATACTTTGAAGATGTGGCAGAGAAGATCGTCTACGAAGAGATTGACGACTTCTCTGGCAAGTATGATAAGATGCCTACGTCTGAAGTTCTAATCCTACAACTGCAGAATAGAAATGACATTACTGAAGAGACTTATCAGAATGCTGTTGAGAAGATCAAAGCGTTTACTGATGAGTATGTTGACCCTGCGTGGCTCACAGACCAGACAGAGAAGTGGTGCCAAGACAGAGCAATCTACAACGCCCTACTACTATCGATCAAAGTCGCAGATGGCGGCGATCAGAAACTATCAAAAGATGCGATTCCAAGCATACTCCAAGAAGCCTTGGCAGTATCGTTCGACGAAAATGTAGGACACGACTATGTTGGGAATGTAACTGATCGTTATGAGTTTTATCACAAAGATGAAGAGAAGATTCCTTTCGACCTTGAGAAGTTCAACACGATCACGAAGGGGGGTCTACCCAATAAGACGCTTAATATTGCTCTGGCTGGAACTGGTGTTGGCAAGTCTTTATTTATGTGCCATTGCGCCGCTGCTGCTCTTACCCAAGGCAAGAACGTTTTGTATGTCACCTGTGAGATGTCTGAGGAGAAAATTGCAGAAAGAATTGACGCTAATCTCCTCAATGTCAACATACGGGACATCACTTCACTACCCGAGCAGATATTCACTTCGCGAGTATCTGAGATTGGAAGAAAGACGCAAGGTCGCCTCATCATTAAGGAATACCCTACCGCTTCTGCACACGTTGGTCACTTTAAGTCGCTCCTCAATGAACTATCATTGAAGAAGTCTTTTAAACCTGACATCATTTTTATTGACTATCTAAATATTTGTGCGAGTTCAAGATACAAGGGTCACATTGTGAACTCTTACACTTATGTAAAGGCAATTGCTGAAGAACTTCGTGGACTCGCATGTGAGCATGATGTCCCCATCATCTCTGCAACACAGACAACCCGTTCTGGTTACGGTAACTCCGATGTTGAACTTACTGATACTTCTGAGAGTTTTGGTCTACCTGCTACTGCTGATCTTATGTTCGCTCTTATATCGAACGAAGAGTTAGAGCAGTCTGGTCGCATCATGGTGAAGCAACTGAAGAACCGTTACAACGATATGACTACCTTCCGTAAGTTCACGGTTGGAATTGACAGATCCAAGATGAAGTTGTATAATGTTCAAGAAGAGTCGTCAGTCGATGCTCTTATTGATCAAGACGATCCGACTGAATCATTTGATGACATCTCCGATCGTCAATCTCGCATCAATAAATTCAATTCTTTTATTATCTAACATGTCCAAGGTTAATTTTGAACGCTATCAAGAGTTTGTTTCAGCTGTTACTTCAGACGCTTCTACAAACTTTGTTGATTTCGCTGACCGTATTGGTGATCTGGATCGACAAGGTGCCAATATTGAGAGACTTCTTACTTCTGGGGTTGGAATTAATGCTGAGGGTGGTGAGTTCCTTGAGATCATTAAGAAGATGGTATTCCAAGGAAAGCCCTGGAACGAGGACAACCGTGAGCATCTTATTATTGAGTTGGGTGATATTCTATGGTATGTCGCTCAGGCAACAATGGCACTGGGCATCAGCTTTGATGAAGTCATTGCAACAAACGTAAAGAAACTTGAGAAACGCTACCCAGGAGGAGAGTTCGATGTCTTCAAATCCGAAAACCGTGCAGCAGGCGACCGATAAGATGTATCACATCTATGATGACAATGGTGTCGTCATACATTCTTTGCAAGAGGAGGACTTCGACCTCCTCTATGATGCTACGAGGCATGAGTATGAAGAGTGTGAAGTAACTAAAGGCGAAGACGCATCATATTAATGTATTCATTATGGATTCATGTGGTAGCATTCTTTCAAGTGGTTGTGATGAACTGCATTCAACCAGTCAATTGGAAGTATTGCTACCGTGTTGATCAGTGGTTGATACCTGATGTCATTGAAGGTTATCAACTCTGGACTGGTGACAAACATCCCTACCAGACTGAAAAAGAGTATCTAAATAGTTCTGTAGACTCGGATGGCGAATGAAACCTTCGGACTTTGCACGAAAGGGAACTAAGTATCGTGACAGAACTGATGTTCTGTTTAACAAAGCTCTGTCGCAACTTGGAAAAGAAAATCGATTCAAAACTTCCGAAGGTATTATTGAACTCGGTGGTTTTGAAATAACTAGACAAACAAAGGTTGGGAAGAAAACTAAGGTAGTATCAAACTACTTTGACTTTGCCGACATGAGAGGAGGTGCTGGTAAAGCAAGATTGAATGCTGCTAAGAGAGCATTCAATTCATTGATGCTTGCAGGTATGCGTGGCAAGAATCATATTGAGTTTACCTGTAACCACATCAATTCAAAAAACAGAGACATCTATCTAGATCTCAGTGACTTTGAAAAGACAGAAGAGTTTGGTGGTAGAGGACCTAACACAACCAAACAAAACTTCGGAACAGAGTATGAGAAGTCACTTGCTAAAGCTCTACAAGATTGGAAGGAAGGAAAACCTGTAACAAGGTGGGCAGATCATGTCAAGACTATAACGACTGAGGTGCAGGAGAAGCATGGTCCCATCTTAGAAGTAATTGCTACTGGTGAGTCTGATACTAAGAGACCACTGGTATTGAAAAATAATAACGTAGTCATCTCGGTTGGAGGTGGAACTACTACAACTAATATCGGAGAGAAGGTTGCTGATATCGTCCTCAAGTGTGAGAAGAGTGACGCTTATCTCTCGGTGAAGTATGGTGACACACTGTCGTTCTTTAATTGTGGTGTCGCTGGAACTGGTAAGAACAATCTAAAACTATTCCCAGAAGTAGATCTGAGACAAGGAAACATCCCTGATGCTGGTATGAAATACCTTGACATGTTTGGCATTAACTATGCAGACTTCTTAGATGTGTTTCAAAAGTATCAAGGAAAGGATGCAGCAAATGCAACCGTTCGTGATCACATCAGACAAACAACTCTTACATCATCACAGAAATCTGCACTAGAAGATCTTATTGCTAGTGGTGTTGGTGAAGGATATTGGATGACACACTATGATGGTGGCAAGTTCCACTTCTATCAAATCAATAGTAACTACTTGTCTAAAGCATCAAGACTAGTAGGCAACAAAGTTACGTTGCAGTATGGTGGTGCTAATGGTAAAGCGAAGAGAATCAACATGATCTTTGAAACGCAAAGTTATGACTTTAGTTTCAATATCAGAAGCAAGAGTGGTGGTGTCTATCCTACTCATACTAACGGAGACTACTTCAAGAAGAACTAATGGCAAACGTAACTCAACTAAAACACTTAGAACACCTTGAAGATGAGATGCTGAACTACGGCGTCGAAGGATGCATGGCATCAGTATCATTCTTGAAAGAACTTCGCAACATGCTGGGTCACCAGGAGAGCAGTGGTTTCATGCAAACCAAATGGGATGGTGCTCCCTCTCTTATCTGTGGCACAGATCCTATGACTGGCATGTTTTTTGTTGGCACCAAGTCTGTGTTTGCTAAGACAGAACCTAAGATCTGTTATGGTCCTGAGGATGTTGATCAGTATTATGAAGGAGACCTCGCAGAGAAATTGAAGTTTGCTCTACTTTACTTTTCTGATCTTGGTATTGATGGTGTGGTGCAGGGAGATTTGCTCTACACTAAAAGCACACTGAAGAAAGAAACTATTAATGGAGAGCAGTTATACACATTCAGACCTAACACTATCACCTATGCTATCCCTGTAGATCATCCTATTGGTAGAGCAGCAGCACAGTCTATGATTGGTGTGGTATTTCATACTCACTACACTGGAGATGACATTCCTACGATGCAAGCAAGAGCTGGTGCTAAAGTAGAAGGATCTAAGGATGCTTTGGTTGTCAAGAATGACACTCCTATGCATAGGGTTGGGTTCAGCAGGGCAGAAATGCAGAGATTTGATAGTTCTATCAGCAAGATTGAACGCATGTGTAAGGTCTGTGGACCATTCTTGGATGACCTTGTGGAAAACTTTGGCAATACAGGTGACAAGAAGTTTCACATCTCTACATACCTCAAGCAGTTTTTCAATGCTGAGATCAGGGAGCGTCGTAGTATCGGAAACATCGATGAGACTATTCATGCTCTGGTAAACTTCTACGATGCCAAGATGCAGAAAGAGTTGGCAAAGATCAAGACACCTGCCAACAGAGTGAAGAAGTGCAATCTGGTATACCAGAGTGAGAATTATTTGATCAACAATGTATATAAGTTCAAGGCAATGCTTGCATTGTATAAAGAGTTTCAGATAGTTAAGCAAATGGTTATAGATAAACTGGATCACCTGGAAGAATTCAGGACATTCGTTCAAACTGAGAACGGATACAAGGTGACCACACCTGAAGGATACGTCCTTCACAAGGATGGTAGTATGATCAAGTTTGTCAACCGCCTTGAGTTTGCTTACAACAACTTCACCCTACAGAAACAATGGCGTTAAATTGTATCAAATGCTATTTTACCTTTGGTAGGTTCCAACCACCTACTACAGGACATAAGGAGAACTTCGATGGGGTGAAACGCATCGCGAGTCAGCATGGGCATGACTATAGGATCTACATCTCTCAGTCATTTGATACTAAAGGTAAGAACCCACTCAAACCTGATCGTAAACTTCACTACATGAACTTGATGTTTCCAGAACATCGTGGTATGATATACTCAGGACCCAAAGATCCTGTTGCTATCATGCAAGACTTGATGATGGCAGGATATAATGAGGTTGTATTCTTGGTAGGATCTGATAGAGTAAGTGCTATGCAGTTCCTGCACAAATACAATGGCAAAGACTTCTCATTCAGAAGTATTGACATCCAGTCCTCAGGAAGCAGAGATGCTGACGGAGATACCTTTGCCATCTCTGGCACAAAGATGAGACGTGCAGCACATGCTAACGACTTCAAACTATTCCGCCAGGGTATTCCTAGATCAATGAATGATAAAGATTGTAAAATGATGATGGATGAGATCAGAAAGAATCTGCCTGCTAATTTTAAATGAGAGATTTCAAGAAACTTAGAGAGCAAGCACTACGGCAGCAGCAAAA